GAACGGCTCCGTTCCGCGACTTACTTGCGTCAGAGTTGCCTCTGATGAACGATAGGTATATTATAAACCCTATGCACTATATAGTCAAGTAAGTTTGTAACATGTGTTACAATTCATACCCATCGGACTCTTGTATCAATTTTTCAATGATTGTATCCTTTCCTCCGAGTGTCTCAATCGTATGAAGATTGGATTTTTGAAATTTTTTTAATTTCTTATATTTTTTAATCAATCGTTTCATGTCTCCTTTTGACATTTCAACTTCTACAGAATCGACATTAAATCCTTTAGTCATTTTTTAAAAAACCCTACAGACCAAAAATTTCCTGGAAAATTTTTCCCCCCTTTTGGGAAATCACTTTCGCTTTTTCTTTTCGGGTGCTTTGTAACCCCACATCTTTGGATTGACTGAACCATATCCAAAGTCAATTGCCTTTACTGCACCAGGACCAAATCTATCATAATACATATCAAAAATGTTAGACATTTTTTTACCTCTTGTAAGATCGATATATTCTTTACCATCAATAACATATCTCACAATTCTTGCATCAGTTGGAAAAGATTTATCTTTTACTTTATCCATCGTAGTTCTTTCAAGAAGAATTTCACATCCATATTTTGAAGGATGAATAATTTCAATCTCGATATTAGATTGCTCCATTTGTTCTTCTGTTTTTCTAACGGGTGCATCACCCAGTTGATTTGTCATTAGGATCTCCCTCCCCATTGAATATCAGAATATGCTTCTGATACGATTTCTTTTGTAATTTTATACTTATCTTCCAAATTTCCATCCTTCACCAGACACAGAATTTCTGCTTCGAGTGGATGAAGTCCTTGAAGGATATTAATAAACATTGTCTCTCGACGAATACTGTTCAGTCCAGGATTTCCACCTTTTACAAATTGATAGAAATTTTTGAACTCTCTACGAATAGTTGTTCTCCCTTGTGAATCACCGGCTCCCAATGAAAAAGAACCATTTTCATATATTTTACGAATTGATTCTTCAATTTTTGTAGAAAGAGTTCCACTATAAGTAACTTGATCTTCTGGATCTGCATAAGGAACTTCACCTTCTGGAAGAAGAGTTACTACAGAATCATCATAATTCCAAATAAGAATTCCTTTCAAACAAAGTTCTTCATATTTTTTAAGAACTTCAACTTTTTTTGCCTTAGATCGTTGTTTGGAAACTAAATCTAGAATCTCAAACATAAAAGGATTTTTCGGAAGATTTAAATTAGTAGAAGATTTTGCCGTCACAGTAACTGTTTTAGTTTTCTTCGTCGTGTTCTTCGTTATCGTCATAATAGTTTTCAAAATTAAATGCTATGACCTCATCTGGAATAAGATTTCCCTGATTATCAAACATTTCGGGGTGAGGTCTTGGTACTTCCCGATAGTTCATCATGTATTCTCTAGCAGTCCATCCACCTATAAGTCCTACAATTAAAAAAAGCACGGTTAAAAATGAACCAAAAACTAAACTAACTGCTAACATTGTTTTTCCTCCTGGGAACTACCTTTTTCTTTTTTAAATTGAAAGAAAATTCAAAGTAGACGGTAACTTCCCGATTCAGAAAGCAAACCATCTTTTCAAAGATGATGTGAAATTGGTTCTGCTTTCTTTTACCTCCATTAAGCAAGAGTTCAACACCACGATTTACATGAATGTTATTTTTATTTATTACGGGTTTAGATAATTCGTTGTTCTCTGAGGAATTTGATTGTATCAACACAGCCTCCTAATTGTTTATCGTCACAAATAACCTGAGGAAAGGTTGATCCCTCTCCAAATTTATCATAGAATTCTTCCTTTGTAAAGTCCCTATCAAGGACATAAACAACATGTTTTTGTTCTGTCAATTCTAACACAGATTTTACCTTAGTACAATAAGGACAATTATTTTTTGAATAAATTATAAAATTCATTGTTATGCCAAATTAATATTTGATGATAATGTAATTCTTGTTTCCGAGTGTTTATGTACAGGAACCCAATGTTTTAAATATGAAGGAAATATTACTAACCTTCCTTCTTTACATCGTATTTTTGAAAATCTATTGAAGACCAAAGGGGAAAAATGTTTTTCTCCCTTCAAAAAATAAACAATACTAAAAGTGGATGGAAAATGATCATGAGGAACTGTATATTCTCCTTTTCGATATATATTTCCCCAAAAATCTCTGAAGTTTAAATCCACTACTTTAACATTAGTAATATTTAAAGACAATAAGTAATTATGAATTGCTTCTCCAATATAAAGTTTTAATTTTTCTATCTCCGGAGAAGTAATATTCCAATCTGTCATGGTAGCTTTTACATTAGTTCTCTTATTCATAAAATCAGGACTAGATTCTACTCTTGATAAAATCTCATCCTTTAATTTTTTATGATTTGGATAATCTAAAACTTGAACCTCATCTGTGGAAAATAATCTAAAAATTTTCATAGTTTACTAAACAATTCTGATGTAGTTTGTTCTGCGAAAATTTCTATATTAATACTGTACCTATTCTTAGACCTTGATATTGGTCTATTTGGGGTATGATATGCATTCGATGGAAACAATAATAGTTCATCATTTTCAGGATAATAATTATATCCAGATGCATTATGTAAAAATGAGATACTGTCTCCCTTTTCTATTTGATGATAATACACAGAAACAATCGAGGCACAATTGTGCTCATGTTTATGATATTTTTCATAATGAACTTTACTATTTGACTTATATGCATAATGAGGAAATATGGAAGGTTTTTTAATAGTAATACCCTCAAATACTTCCTCACATAATTTTATTGCCTTAAAATAAATGTCCCAAAGAAATTTATTATTATCGTATACAGGATAATTATAATTTTTTATATTTTCATATGTATCCAAACTAATTCGATATTTTTTTTCATTAATATCAAGTATTCTATTTCTCAATAGTCTTTGGAAATAATTTACATTATCAAAATTTTTTGCGGATATGATCTTTAGACCATCAAAATCAATTTTTTCGTACATATTATCTTGAAGCATCAAAGGCACAGTGTGTTCTTAACCCATCGGCAAGAACATAGTGAAAGAAAATTTGATGATAATATACATCTTCCCTTTCTACTTTTTTACCATACCAAGTTCTCTTATACTCTTTGGGCATTGCCTCTCTCCAATGAGGTCTTTCACATCCCTTGTATATCATACCATCACCTGGATTTAGGATAACAGAACGATTTTCTCCCCTCTTGGTAACTTTAAATCGATGCTTATTTTCATATTCATCAGGAGTTTTAATCCATAAAGGCCAAGGTTGTGACAGATTAGATGCAATATTAATGGAAACTGATATTTCACATGCCGGACGATCGGTATGTTTTGCCAATCCCTGATCTTTAAAATAATACCTATCATAATAATAAGTATTATACAATTTTTTACCAATAACTTTTTCAATTTTTAATCGAATCTGAGAATGCTTTTGACGATACTGAGGATGTCCATAACATGCAAGTGATCCCTCAACTTGACATTCCAAAGATTCATAATTGAATTGGTTTAATTTATTTCCCCAATAATTAATCAATCCTCCTTGTGTCGGTACAGGACGAACATAATCTTTTGGATCACATATGTTTTTATAAACATAATATCCATTCTCCTCAAAAAAATCGTTATTTGTTTTTGATGATCCAGTGAACATACGTTCACTGTCTATTATTTGATCTTGAGTCATTCCTTCTGCCATTTTTACCTCACTTCCAACGTGGACCAACTACCCATCCAACCAAAGACTTACGAAGTCCTTTGGTAACTTTAAGAACACGATGTTGTGTTCTTGAATCAAATACAATAACCGTTCCTCTTTGTCTTGGTGCAAAATAAGATTTCCCTGCCTCATCTAGAAGTTGGAGATTTCCACCCTCATAATCTTCGGGATCAGAAAGTTGTACAACAAAGGAAAGTTTTCTCACAAGTTCAATATTTTCATTCAAAAAATCACTTGCGAGTCCATCAGATCTATTACCGACAGAAACCGGTTTATATGCACATGAAATTCCGGCATCATTGTGCCAGTTATAAAACTCACCTACACCATACTGAGTGTATTGCATATTTTCACCATCAATATTCCTTATATCATAAAGAAAATTCTCACGATTTGCACGCTCCACATAGTGCCAAACAAATCCTCCAGACCAGTGTTCGGATGGAACCCAAGCATTCTTTGAATTTCTTTTATCCTTATTTAAAGCATCTCCCATTAATCTAGAATCATCCATCATGGGATCAAATTGCTCAGTAAAATCTTCTACTAATGAATCTACAACTTTGGTAGATAATTGCGAAAAATACCAAATACTCTGAAATGCCATTCTATAATATCAATGTCATAGTATGTATTATATCATATCAACTCTAAAAAACCATACATTATTCGGTAACTCCTGCTTCAGGATCTTCCTCTGGAATCTCTTGATACTCCTTAATCCATTCTTGCGTATCTTCATTCCAATATAAAGCAATATATGTTGGATCACCATCTTGTCCCGGAGGTTCTGGTTGTTCTACGGGAGGAACCCATTGACCAAAACCTGTTTTATCAAAAGTCCATGAAGGATATGGTTGAGGTAAAATCCATTGATCATTTTCAGGATCATATCGACTACCCACATCTACCCCATGAGGAAGTTTTTTCCAAGTGTGCGATTCGGAATCAGGAAATACTAGATCAAACCTCTCTGCAGCAACAGACTCACAAACACAATTATCTTCATCATAACATTCTTCTTCTTCAGTTTCGACAACTTGCGTTACAATATTATCAGAATTAATTTTTGCGAATAAAATTCTCATAGTTCTTATTATGGTGCATCATATCTAATTATAACAATACCGGGAGCACCTTGACCAATGCCCGCAGCAAAAGGAGCAGTCCAA